CTACTGCAGCAAACGGTGGGTGTATTTTCGGGATATCCATCCTTCCAGGCCTTCCTCCCCGATGACCGAGACGTGCAGCCAGTCACGGTTTGAACCATCCAAAACTTCCAGCAGCGCTCTATCTTCGAGTGTCACCTGTACCTCAGCAGCCTTCATGGACGGGTCAACTCTAAGTCGAACACCTGTGCCTTTAACCGTCCTGTAATTGCGCAGGATTTCTAGTGGAGCATCGCGCTCACACATGAAGTTCCTGACCGCCTTCCCTACCTGTGAAGCGCTAAGCGCCGACGACAACTTCGGCTGAAAGAAACAGAGTTCTTCCCGCACGCCATTTTGTGTTGCAAGCCAGATGATGAGCATCTGAATAAGCTGCATCACTGACCATAGGCGAGCCTTCTGAGTGTCAGACAACGAGTCCACGGCTTTGCCGTTTTCCAGATGCTCTACAACCTGGCGCTCAAGCTCTAACTGCTCACCAGTGACCACCCGCGCTTCGCAGGTGGCCGCAACCACTACAGAAGCATCGCCAGCCCCTGCCACGATTTTCTCAAGGTCAGGCCCACGCCCTGACATTAGATACTCGCCAAGCGGCGAGCCTGCAAACCGCTCCATTGCGGCAGAAAACTCCGCCACGGATCTGACTACCTGGTGGAACTGTGGCGAAGCCGCAACCCCCTCAATGGCCTTTAGCCCAGACTGCATCTCAGGAGTCTGCAGAAATTTGATGACGCCGCTGGCAAACCGCTGCTGGAAAGCGAACACTTGCTTCATCGCAGGGGATGCCAAGAACCCAGAGATGGCCTCAAGGGCTTGCGGTGTGATCAGTTGCTTCACAAACTCGCGCTGCAACTCGCCGTTTTCAAACATGGCCTTGCGTTGTTCCAATACGGTCAGACTCATATCAGTTCCCTTCACCATCTACCCCTCCTTTGCGACTTGCCAGCGGATTGAGATTCACTACATCAGCCAAGTGCCCCGGGCTGAAATGGGCGTACTTCTGCGTCATAGCCAGGGTGGTGTGCCCCAGTACGCGCTGTAGGGTCAGGATGTCGCCGCCGTTCATCATGTAGTGGCTAGCGAAGGTATGACGCAGGACGTGGGTCAGCTGGCCGTCTGGAAGATCCAGCCCGATCTGTTCCACCACTTTGCGAAAGAAGTTGTAGCCAGGCCGAAATGGTAGGGCCGCCTGCAGCGCTTCCTGCAGATCCTTTGTGATCGGCACGGACCTGTTTTTGCTGCTTTTTGTCTTGCTGTAGTGGATCAACCCACTGCGCACCTGGCGCGGCTGCAGCGCTTCCGCCTCGCCCCAGCGGGCTCCGGTGGCCAGGCACACCTGTGCAATCAGCCCAACATCGGATTCAGTGGCAGCCAGGGCAGTCAGCAGCGTATCTATCTGGTCGCCCGACAGGTAAGCCATTTCGGCTTCGTCGAACTTCAACGCACGCACCTTCACCAACGGGTTTTCCCCCGACCATTCGCCCAATCGCTCCAGCTCATTGAACACTGCACGCAGGTAAGCCAGTTCGTGGTTCAGCATGTTGGCGCTGATCGGCTTTGGCTTCTCGTCCGTTTTGCTGAGCCCGCGCCCGGGCTTCGCCCTGGTGTGCTTACCTTCGGCCCGCTCCGCCCGGTAGGTGGCGAAGTGGTTTGCGGTGAACTTGAACACCTTCGGGTCGCCCATGCGCTTGGCCATGGCCAGCAGCAGGGCCAGACGTTGCTCGCCCGTTTTGAGATTCTGCCCGTGCAGGGTGTACCAGCGTCCGATCAGCTCCGACAATCGACGCTCGTCCAACTTTGGTTTCTTCTCAAACTCGCCGTTCGCTCCGTCCCCCATGGTGCGATTGAAGAACATCTGGGCTTCGTTTTTGGTTCGGAACTTTCGTCGGATCCGTGGCCCGCTTCGGCCTTCTGGCCTACAGTCGACTAGCCACCGGCCGTCTGCTTGCTTTTCGATGGACACGGGACTAAACCGGGCTGATCTGCCCGGCCTCCGGGGCAGTCTGGCCGGTCATCAGCCACAGCGTGTATCTGATGAACAGGGGGTGCTGAGAGGCTTTCAGCAGCTCGTTGGAGCTAACTTCCTTACGGGCGCCATACTCGTATCCCTTCCACGTTCCAAGCTTGATCCCAGTAGCCTCGCTGATGTCAGCTTGAGTAAGCCGCTCCCTGGTTCGTAACAGGCGCAGCTTTTCACCGAGAGTCATTGCCCAATCACCGGGCTTATCTGACCAACTTCTGGTGCCGTTTCATCGGTAACCAACCACAGCGCATAGCGCTTGAATCGCGGATGCTTGGTTATTTTCAACAACTCCACTGAACTTACAGATGCCCGTCGGCCGTACTCGTATCCCTTCCATGTTTCGAGCTTGATGCCCGCTATCTCGCAAATTTCTGACTGAGTCAGACGCTCAGTCAGTCGCACTTCCTTGAGTTTTTGACCTAATTCCAACGAGCACCTCCTATTGACATGTGCAAATGCACATCTTAATGTGTGCATATGCCACTTTATTCGGCATATATACACATGGAGCTTATCAAATGCAGATCACCATAGACACGCCTTACACCACAGTTCGCGAGCTTGCGCGTCGGTCGGGCCAGTCAGAGCGAGCCATCCGTAACGACATCGAGCGCGGCCGCATTCTTGTTCGTGCAAAAGCAGAAGGATCCAAGGAGGCATTGCTCATCAACATGGTGGCCCTAGCCATTGAAGCAGCAGACCAGGCCGAACGCGTGGCCGCTAACGCGACCCCTTCGAAGCGCTAAGGGCCGGTGATGAACGCTAAAACACGCTTCACCCAGGACCAGTTCGACGAAATCTATCGGCTTGACGTAATCGAAGCTCTGGAGGGCGATAGAGATCTGGACTTCAAGGACATCGGTGATAAGTACCTGCAGAGAGGAACCTGCCCCAACTGTGGCAAGGAAAAGCTGTTTATCAGCCGCGACAAGCCCTATCAGCTGAAATGCAACCGCGACAACGAATGCCAGTTCGAACAGAAAACCCGGGAGCGTTACAGCTACCTGTTCGAAAACCTGAGCGAGCGTTTCCCGGCTACAGAAACCAACCCCAACGCCACGGCTGACGCCTACCTACAGCGCAACCGCGGCTTCGATATCGGCAAGCTGGCTGGCTGGTATTCACAAGCTCGACGCAAAATGAAGTCAGGCGAGTGGGCCGATACCGTGCGTTTTCCGCTGTGTAACGGTTACTGGGAGCGAATCATCGACGAACGCATGGTTGCCGCCAACAAAGGCGATAAAGCCGGCATCAAATTCGAGATGAGCTATAAGAACAGTGGCTGGATGCCTTTAGGTCAGACCATCGAAAAGAGCGATCGGGTTTACATCGTGGAGGGGATCTTCCACGCCATCGCGCTTCACCTGGCTGGGTACAAGGTTATTGCGTCAATCAGCTGCGTGAACTTCCCTTGGGAAATCGTCGAGGCCCACAAAGGCAAACTGGTGACATGGGTCATCGGCCTGGATGACGACAAAGCCGGCCATAAATACATCCCCAAGTACCTCAAGATGCTGCGCGGCATGAGCGAGATCGGCTGGGTGGCGCTCGCCGGCGAACGCGACTGGGATGATGTGTACCGAGATGGTGAACTGAACGATAAATTCATGGAGGACGCTTGTTATCGTGGCCAGCTATTCAGCGCTGAAAACACCAACAAACTCGCTTACTTGCTGTACCTACGGCGCCCGGCCGGCTTCTATCTGCTGGAATTTCGACACCAGCTCTACTCCGCCCGCGTCAACCAAGGCGAGCTGAGCAAAGACCTGGGCGAGGATAAAGTAGAGGGCAACCGCGAAATCTTTTCCCGCAATGTGAAAATCGCGCAGATCTCGAACTGCGTTCCCAGCTTGGACTACCTGGAAAAGGACATCATCACCGGCGAGCAACGCTATTACTTCGACTTTCAGTTTCCCGATCGGACCCGTAGCGTCCAGGCCCCGCTACCGTCGAGCGCCATCGCAGAACCCCGCGGATTTGTCCGGGCAATGCTCGACTTCACACCAGGTGGAAACTTTGAGGGCGGCGCCCGTGAGCTGGCCATGCTCAAAGCCAAATGGCTGAACGATGAAAAACGCCCGGTACGTACCGTGCGCAGCCTCCCATTTATTGGCTATGACGAGGACTCCGGCACCTACTGCTATCCCCAGTTCGGCTTTCACGGGGGCAGAGAACTGCAGGTCAATAGCCACGGTTTCATCGAGGTCAAAGGTGCAGGCGTGAAAACCGCCCTGGTGAACACCAGGTTCGAACGTGGAGCCGACTTTGATCCTGAGTGGTTCCCAGACTTCTTGGCGGTCCATAGCTTAAATGGCCTGGCCGCGCTGTCCTGGTGGACAGCCTCGCTGTTCGTTCAGCAGATCGGCACCCAACAAGCATCATTTCCGTTTTTGGAGCTGACCGGCGAGCCAGGTGCAGGCAAATCCACATTGCTGCGTTTCCTTTGGCGCTTGATCGGCCGCGACAACATGGAGGGCATCAAGCCCAGCGGAACAGGTGCCAGTGCCGTGGGTCTGTCCCGCGCCTTCTCCGAGGTCAGCAACTTGCCTGTTGTGCTGATCGAATCCGACCGGACTTACAACGATGCTCAAGGCCGGACAGTAACGGTGCAATTCGCGTGGGACGAAGTGAAGCCGATGTTCGACTATCACGCCCCGTTGCGGGTTACCGGTGCGAAGACCAGCGGCAACGAAACACGCATCAGTATCTGGCGCGGCGCCTTGGCCATCTCTCAGAACGAGAGTGTGGACGGCTCCGAAGCAATCCTTTCGCGCATCGTGCACATGCACTGCACCAAGGACCACCACTCGCTAGCACTCAAGCCAATGGCTGACCGGCTTAAAGCGATGAAAGCCAAAGAGCTGGGCGGCTTTCTGCGCCGTGTCTTGTCGTTTGAAAAGCAGTGGCTTGAACGTTACTTCGAGGCATTCCCGCGCTACGAGCAACGACTACAGTCGATCAGCGCCCTAACCGAGGCGCGGATCGTCCTGTGCCATGCGCAAGTTCTGGCTGCCGCCTACGCGACTCAGGCGCTGTTCCCCAGCTGGACCGACAGAGACACCGAAAGTCTCGCCAGTCACTTGGAGGCGCGTGCGATCGCCAGGCAACAGCGTTGCCGATCGGAACACCCAACTGCTGCCCAGTTCTGGCAGATCTACCACTACCTAAACGAAGACGTGGTGACGATCACCGACGCAGACGGAACCCGGGAAGAGATCCGCGAAACCCTGAACCACAGCAACGACCGGCAGGTGATCGCCGTCAACATCCAGCACTTCCAGCAGGCATGTCGCCAAGCGGGCCAAGAGGTCATTTCCGAAGCCATGCTTCGGCGCGCCTTACCTCAAAGTGCTACGCATCCCTTCATAGAGATCCGCAAAGTTCGGTCGCACCTGGAGAAGCGTTCTATCTGGTGCTGGCTGTTCAGTAAGCGGGGGAATGCCTGATGAAACGTATGGCAAGCAGTGTGTGGGGGGCACTGGACGGTGTAGAGGGCATGGCTTGCGCAAAAGCAGAAGCGGTCCGGAACATCCGGAACAATCAATTTTATAAAAAATATATTCAATTAATTCAGATAGTTACATACATAAATCTGTTCCGGTGCCACTGGAACAAACCGGAACGCACCGGAACAAATTTGTTCCGGCATGTTCCGGCAATGTTCCGGCTAGCACTTTTACCGGAACACCGCTGTAGCCCTTACGCCACAAGGGCTACAGCGATTCTGCAAAAAAACGTGTTCCGGAATGTTCCGGTAGTACCGGAACATTTTTACGGACCGACAGGCCCCGTAAATCAAGGGCTCCAGCGAATCACTTTTGAAATGTTCCGGATGTTCCGGACCTTCGATAGCCCTGCGCGCGTTTTTCTTTTCTGACTTGGTTCAACACCCAGACACAAGCCATCAAGGCTCGATAAAAAAGGAGCAAGACCATGCAACTACAAGTCATCACCGGCCATATGCGCACCGGCAAAACCACCAAGCTGCAGGCGATTCAATCCGAGCTGGCCAACCAAGGTATCGACGCCCCAATCATCATCGGTGCGAGCTGCACTACGCCGTACTTCCTTAATCAGCTCACTGAGCGGGCGATGGCTGGTGCCAAGCACTTTCTGGCCGACGACTGCACCAGGGCTCAGATCAAAGCAGTGCACGACCTGCGAGCACGCGGCATCAATTCCGGGTTGCCGGAGTACTTGGTTATCCACCTGGTGCAACAAGCGTAAGGGGCAGGGCCATGAATATTCGTTACTGCGCAAACACGTTACCCGGCCATCTTCTTTTGCCCACGAGCTACGTGGATATGTGCACCGCTGAACAGTTGGCCGAATTGGCTGCCGCCGCTCACTGGCGGGATCACCCAGAGGAAACACCAACGTTCGTCACCGTCATTCACCTGCAGGAGGTGGACGGTCACGACTTGGGATTGTTTGAAGTGCGCTGTGAGCAGCGCCCGGTATTCACGGCAAGCCCGTTACGGCAAGCCTGAAAGAGACGGTGTCGAGGAGTTCGCACCTCCCCGACACCAACCACCACAAAGGAGCAACACCATGAAAGCAGAACGCCCAAGCAGCAGTGAACACAAGGCTATCACACCAGCAGAGCAAGGCCGCAGCAGCTTTAAGCCCCCTCGCCCGCTGCTGGCCACCGCCGTGATCGGTGCCGCGCTGATCGGCTACCTGGTCCACAAGACGCCGGACGCCCGTCAGCGCCTGGAGAGCATGGCCGAGATGGCCCAAGCCCTTGGGGATCTGTCAGAGAGCGACGCTGCTGTGGTCGCTAACTTGCTTGCCCAACCAACAGTTAAGGAGAAATCCCGTGCTTGATTCCCGAGAACAAGACAAGTTTGTGATCCGTCTGCCTGAGGGGCTTCGCCCTCAGATCGCAGCCACCGCCCGCAACAACCAACGCAGCATGAACGGGGAGATCATCATTCGACTGCAGCGCTCTCTCATCCAGGAGCAACTGAGGGACGAGCAGGAGAGAATCATTACCGTACTCCTTAAGCAGATCGAAGAACTGGAATCAAAGGAGGCGCCGGCATGCTTGTCGTGATTGATGGCAGGGCGGTTAGCCTCAGTGACAATCAGCATGGCCACACACTTAAGCAGTTGGATTTGCCGCCAGACTTTGTGCTGGTCGATGCCACGGCCTTGCTGCTACACGATACGGGGAACGGAACCGTCGAGATTCCCCTACCTGTCGGCTTTGTGGTCGCCGCATTCGAAAATCGGTCGGGCCAACGGCGGTACGGCGTGGTCACAATTTAAAGGTGACAGAAATAACCAGAAACATTTTTAGCCGCTAAAAGCAATTTAGACATCCCTCATTTGCAGGGCGCTCCGGCGCCCTTTTTTTGATCCGAATACTGACCAACGCACCAACGCCGCAAAAAAAAACACTAACCATTCGGATAGGTACTTCCGTCGATGCACCCATGAATTGACAATCAAAACAACAAAATCAAACTATCAAAATAAAGAGTAATCAATCATCAAAATTACAATATTTAGGAAAAGCATTTTAGATATATCTAACGTCGGATACGCTCACAGAAAAACATATCACAAATATTGTAAGCCTCCTCCCCCAGCAAAATCGCGGCCTACACAGATTCTGATGCTGTACGTATTTACGTATTTGCGTAAGACCGTCTTACGCTTTAACGAAATCGTTAATACGTCACTTCTGCAAACACCATCTCGATATAATAATATTGCACCATGCTTTCATCGTCACAAACGAACATCGAGCCCAGAAAACGGCACCTTCCCTGTCCTACCAGGACGGTATAGATTGGTCTTACAGAAGACTTTCAGGCCCGAGTAACCGCGAAAAATATTATTTGACAATTCAATTTTGGAATCCGTAAAGTGCGCCACTTCTGACCTGCCAAACATGGAGCCATTGAAATGGACGAACGCACTGTTACGACAGCCCGAGACATCATAGAAGAGGTCGCCAAAGTTATAATCGGACTAAGCGTATCGGTGGGCGCAAGGCCCCTAGATGAAGATGAAAGCGGTGGAGTTGTCGCAACGATGATGTGGTCAAGCGGTCGCCTGCTGGAGTGTTCCAGCAAACTTGGAGACGTCTTCAATCAACCCGGCAAAGAGCTTAGTTGATCAAATAACTGTCGCTGCCGACTGATCGGAAGTTCGCGGAGCCGGTCGAAAATCAACTGATCGACCGACGCCGCAGCAGGCCGCAAAGCGTGGGAATAACTGAGTTCCATCACAAAGGAATGGCCGCAAAGAGGGTCCAAACACTGACAATACAGCTTGGCGTATTCCACAGACACGTTCTCACGCGATCCGATCCGAGCTTTACCGCCACATTCCCTACATGTAATCCGCATTGCATCCCTCCCCAAAGGTGTACGTATGCACACTATTTTGCCACAAGCTGTGGTGGTTTCCTCTACATAGAATCCCCACCTCCGGTAGTTACCGCTCCAACTTCCCGCCAAACAAATCGCCGATCGTTCCGTAGTGTCTCGTTGAGCTGGCTAAACAGCTGGCAGATCGGGCGTATCTCGTTACTGGTGTACACACGATCAATCTTCTCGATATCCCCAAACCCCCCGCTGTTTTCCGGGATGATCCCCGCCAGTGCCGGGTTCATCCGCCATGCCGCGATCACGTCGTTGCGTGTGATGTTCTTCACCTTTTCCAGCTCGTCCTTGGCCTGGAAGTCCCCCACGGGGATGATCTGAATCGCGTTCTCCTTGCCGTTGGGGATGTTGACGAACATCGAACGGAAGTTGCCCACGCCCTTGCTGGCGCTGATCTGTGCGCGCAGGTTGTCTTCGTCTTCCTCGGTCAGGTCCGGGTCGTTGGTGTAGAAGATGTAGCCCGCGTGCGCGCCGTTGCTGTAGTAGCGCCGGCGGAACAAGGTTGCGGCTTCGTTGAGCAATAGCGCCTGCAGGCCGCCCAAGTAGTCAGGCACGCCGTAGATGTTCTGTTCCACGTCGTAGTCCAGGACGTGTTCGATTTCGTCCTGGTCGAAGTCCATGTACTTGCTGTCGGGCAGTAGCATCCGGAACCCGCCATCGACCTTCACGCGCATGTTGATGGCCGGCAGGTGCTGCATCTCCAGCACTTCCCCAAAGGCGTTGGTGTCGCGATAGAAATACGCTTCGCCAAAAACCATGTAGTCGAGGCTGGCCCGGCCCATGGTCTGCGTGCTGCAGCCCTCGGAGGGGATGAACTCACGCAGCAGCAGGTTGCGCTTGAACTTGGGAATGGCGCCGTGGTGCGCATTGGCGCGCAGCAGTTTGGCCAGGCCCGCCCGCGACACTGGTGGTTTGTAGATCTCGCCGTCGTCGCTGAGGAACACCCCCAGGTACTCTCCGATGTTGCCGGACAACACCTGTTCGGGCTCCCCGAAGGTGAACGCCCGCATGGGTTGCGGCTGTCGCGTTGGCGGGCTGGTTTGGGGCTTTTTGTGTCGTGGCTTGGGCATGGGTTCCGCTCGTGACATAGCGGCTACGGCGCCGCTTGTTGGTGTTGAGGGGTTCATTGAACAGGGCGTGCATGATCGACCAGGCGATATCGGCGTGACCGGTGGCGTCGGTGCGCGAAGCGCTGTAGGTGACTTGGCCGCTGGTGGTGGTGCCGCGCTTGATGGTCAGGAACGCCTGGGCGATGTCGGTCCAGCCGGCGTCCCACTCGATGCGGCTGCCCTGGATCGTGTCCTGGGCCTTGAGGACCAGCAGGTTCTTGGTCTCAAGGCTGTAATGGATCGGCGTGGCTTTGGGGTAGAAGTCGCGCACCAGGTCGAATACGCCATAGCCCACACCGGTGATGTCGATGCCGATGTGTTGGACGTTGAAACGCTCGGTAAGCTTTTTGACCTGGGCGGCCTGGTAGTTGAACGAATGGCCCCGCCAGCTGTGCTTCTCCAGGATGCGGAATTTCGCCCCGGGTTCCAGCGGTGGGGCGACCACCACACACGTGGCGTCGTCGCGGGTGCGGCTCGGGTCGTAGCCCAGCCAGACAGGACTGTTGCCGAACGGCCGATCCAAATCCGGGTTGTAGTCCTCCCACAACAACAGGTCGGAATAGCAGCGTTCCAGATCCTTGAGGCCGAAGGCGCTTTGGCTGCTGTCGATAAATTTGCACATGAACAACTGCTGGAACTTGTCGTCTTCGTACTCCAGCTGCAGCTGCTCTAAGTTGAACAGCGTGCAGCCGCCGGCAAGTGCGTCTAGGACAGTGATGATCTTGCGCCAGTGCCCATCCGGGCAAAGGGCGCCGGCCGCAATTTGCTCGTCACTGGGCCATGGCTTCTTGGCGTCCTTGTGCTTGCCGTTGCGGAATTTCTCGCCGGTCCAGAACGGGTAAGCCTGGTGCGACACGGCGCTGGGCGTCGAAAAGTAGGTTTTGCGCCATTTGAAGTGGGTGCCCATGGCACTGGCAGTGTTGTTCAGCTTCTCGAAGTCACGGATCCAGAAGTATTCATCGACGTACACATGGCCATGGTAGCCCTGTGCCGTGGCCCCGTTGGTGCTGAGGAAGCGCAGTTCCGCCCATGGCTTGCCGTCTTTACTGAGCACTATCGGGTTGCCGGTCAGTTCCAGGCCGAACCACTCCTGGGCAAAGGCGATGATGTAGCTGCGGAAAATCTCGGACTGGGCACGGCTGGCGGATAGAAAGACCTGGTTGTCGCCTGTAAGCACCGCGTCCATGAAGGCTTCGCCGGCGAAGTAGTAGGTCAATCCCACCTGGCGACTTTTCAGTACGTTGCGGATCCGCATCGTTAGCGGATTCTGTTTGGCCGCAAACAACTCTTTCTGATAGTCGTACATCTTGCTGATGAACTTATCCAGAAAGTCGACTTCGGTCAGTTCACTGACGTCGTTCTTTACCTTTTTTTCCTTTTTCTTGCCGCCTCCCTCACTACGACCGGAACGCTCGCCACGCGAGCGTTGACGTGGTTCCTGTGGTTCACCCTGGTCGGTTCCGCTCGATGCCGGCGCCGGCTTGGCCGCTTGTTTCAGCAACCGCTCGCGAACGACGGTCAGTCGGTCCAGCTCGTTCAGATCGTCTTTCGACAGGCTGCCAACCTTGTCCAGGAGCAAGGTGATACGACGGCCGACGGCGGTCAGCGGTTCTTCGTCCGACAGCATGTCTTCCCACCCGCCCTGGCGGATCCAGTAGTAGACGATCCGGATGTTGGGCAGGTTGAGTTGCGCCTGAATTTCCTTGGCCTTACAGCGGCGCAGGAACAGGCGTTTGGCGGCTTCTTTAACTTCGGTCGAGTAGTACATGGGCCGCAGTCTATGCGGCGAAAACGCTGGAAACGCGGTGTTAAATTCCGTGATCCTCCTATATCGCGAATATAGGAGAAACGCGCATTTGAACCGTTTGTTTGGGGCTTGGCGGCTCCCTATCGTGGCGGCTCATTCAGTGATTGAGCGCAGTCAAATCCATGCCCCGTTCCCTTGTTTCGTTCTGGAAACGTGTCGCCACCAGCGGAGCCACCGTTGATGGGCGCGTGATCCTTCCCCAGGAACTGCGCGATATCGCTGAAACCTACAAACCGTCGTTCTACACGGCGGTGATCTGGTGCGACCACGAACGCTGGCCAGGCTCCCACGGCACTGTCTATGCGGTGCGCCTGGTGGAAGAAGCCGAAGACCTGGAGCCGGGCGAAGTGGCGTTGGAAGCGCAATTGAAGCCCAACGACCGCCTGCTGTACCTGAACGATCAGGGCCAGAAGCTGTTCACCAGCATCGAGATCACTCCGGACTTTCGTGGCAAGGGCAAAGCCTACCTCACTGGCATGGGCGTCACCGATCAGCCAGCCAGTGTGGGCACCCAAGAACTCTACTTCTCACACAAGAACACCCGCGCTTCGTATTACGCCGCCTCGGTCGAACTCGGCCGCCTGCAGGACGACAGCCAGGCCAGCGCCGAAACCGGACTGATCAATGCCCTGACCGGCTTTTTCAAGCGTTTCGCCGCCGATGTGCTGCCCGCCGAAACCACTCCACCCCAAACAGAGAGCAAACCCCCAATGGATGAAGCTACAGCAACGGCTTTGACGGCCCTGGTGGCGCAGCTGCTGGTTGTCGCTGCCGGCCTTCAAGCCGTCATTGAGCCGGCCGCCGCAGACGCCCCTGAGCCTGACCAGGACCTGATCGATGATGTCAGCACGGCCGTGGATGACATCGTGGCCACCGCCGAGGAAGAGCGCGAATTCCGCCGCAAGAGCAAGGGCAACCAGTCTGTGCTTGCCAAGCTGGATGCGCTGCAGAAGCAGTTCAGTGCGCTGCAGAACACCTCCGCCGGTCGTCAGTTGCCCCGCAACCCAGGCCCGGTAAACCCTCCACGACGCAAGGTGCTCTGACATGGCCCAGCCATTAAGCGCCCGTGGCGCCAAACAGTATGCCGAGCTGCAGGAAGCGATTGCCGAAGCGTACGGCATCGAAAATTCGACCCGCATGTTCAGTGTGGACCCGACGATTGCCCAGGAACTGAACGACGCGATCACCGCGAAGGCCGACTTCCTGGAGCGTATCAACGTCACCCCGGTCAGCGAGATCAAGGGTGAAAAGGTCTTCATCGGCGTGAATGGTCCGGTCACTGGCCGCACCAACACCAAGACGAACGACCGCGAAGCCAAAGACGCGTCTGCGCTGGATAACAGCACCTACGAACTGGCCGACACACAGTCGGACGTGGGTTTGCCATACGCCAAGATCGACGCCTGGGCGAAGTTCCCCGACTTCAAAGAGCGCTATTCCGCCGCAGTGCAGAAGCGCATTGCCCAGGATCGAATCGTGATCGGTTTCCATGGCACCCGTGTCGCCACTCAGACCGACCTGGCGGCGAATCCAAAGCTGCAAGACGTGAACAAGGGATGGCTGCAGCAACTGCGCGAGCAGGCCCCGCAGCAGGTGCTGAAAGAGGGCGCCACCGCTGGCAAGGTCACCTTGGGTGCCGGCGGCGACTACGCCAACCTGGACGCCCTGGTGCATGACACTAAGCAGATGGTGGACGAGATCCTGCGCGAAGACGGCGACCTGGTCGCGATCATCGGCACCGACTTGCTCGCCTCTGACAAGGCCAAGCTGTACACCAAACAGGGCGACACCCCTACCGAAAAAGAGCGCATCGAAAACGCCCAGGTCATCGCCACCTACGGCGGTCTGCCGGCGTTCAGCGTGCCGAATTTCCCGGTCAACGCGGTGTTGGTCACCAGTTGGGACAACCTTTCGATCTACTACCAGGACACTAGCTGGCGTAAGCAGACGATCGAGAACCCGAAGCGCTCCCGCGTCGAGGACTACAACAGCCGCAACGAAGGCTATGTGATCGAGCAGTTGGAAAAGATCGCACTGACCGAAAACGTGGAGCTGTTGGCGTGAGCCTGGCCCTGGCGCACAAGCGCCGCATCCTGGCCTTGGGCAGCACTGCAGTAGCGGCACTTGCCGCTACTGCAGGCATGGCCTACACCCCGGGCGATGCCCTGAGCAGCCCAGCCAATGCGCGCAAACACTTGCTGCTGCAGGAAGCGGCCTTGGACCAGGACCTGGCACGTATCAGCGCAATCAACGGTCTGGCAGGACGCCAGGCACTCAAGCGCGAAGAGCTGCTGCCCAAGTACCAGGAGTACGTCCAGCGCTATTGCGAATCAGGCCTGAACTTTCCAAACCGCGTTGCTGTGCAGGTGATGGTCTGGCTGTTCGACACCGCCCAATTCGATGACGCCCTGGAGCTGGCCGACTTTCTGATCGAACAGGGCCAGCAGATGCCGGAGCGTTTCAAGCGCCGCGACATCCAGACCTTTGTGGCCGACGCCGTGTGCGAGTGGGCCTACGCCGAATACAAAGCCAACCGCAGCCCGGAGCCTTACCTCTCCGACCTGCTGCCTCTGGTTGACGGTGAATGGCAACTGACGGAGCAGATCCCGAGCAAGTACCACAAGTTGGTTGGAATTCGTGCCCTGGAGGCTGGGCAGTTGGAAACCGCGCTCAAGCACTTGGAGCGTTCGACCGAGCTGTACGCCCAGGCCGGCAACGACACACGTATCGAAAAGGTCCGCAAGGCCCTGGCAAAACAAGCGGCCGCTACCCCGGCTTCCGAATAACCGACTACCCCCCCAGCGGGGACCTGTGGAAGTGAGCCGCCCATTTATGGACCGTCCCACTGAAAACAGGCTCCCCGCCCTATTTGAGCGGTCAGCATGAGCTTTTCAGGTAAACCCACCACCCTTGTGGAACTGGCGATCGAGAATGACGGCTTCTGGCCGAACCTCGATGTGGCCGAACTCCAGAAGGGCTATCGCCTGCCCGGCGAGTACCTGGTGGATCTGCTGGCCGCTGAGGTGACCACGGCCATGACCGAGGTCAACAGTGACTTGGCCACGTGCAAAGCGCGTTGGCAGAACCAAGGCGTCACCAGCTTGGAATCTGCTGACCCTATGGTGCTGCCCGAGCGCACATTTCAAGCAGCGACGTATAAACGCGCCGTGTATTGCCGGGCCAAGGCCACGTTGCTGACTCAGTTCGTGACCATCATCCGCCGCGACAGCGCCGAGAACCTGGGCAAGGAATTGCCCGACCGCCCGGAAACCTTCCTGGCTTTCAGCCAACAGGCTGTTCGCTCGCTGCAGGGCCGTGGGCGCATCACGGCGGCCCTGCTATGAACAAACTGCGCGCCCTGACCGCCTACCTGATCGGCCTGAATCTGGTGCTGCCCGAGCAGATCGACAGCTGGGCCGAGCAGGTCAACCTGGATTTGATCTGGAAGGACACCACCCAGGGCCTGCACATGGGCGATATGCGTTACCGCGGCGTGGTGGTGATTGAGCGATTCGCCGGCAACCCGGCGTTGTTGATGGCGCTCCTGGGCGGCTGGTTGGAAACCCAGGATCCCGGCCGGGACGACGATCTGCCGGCGCCGACGTTCGCCGTCGACCAGGTGACCCCCGACGAAGCGGATCTGGAACTGACCCTGGAGTTCGTGGAGGCGCAACACCTGTCAGAAGACCCCAACGGCTTGATCGAGGCGTTCGACAAAAAGTGGGGCTTGATCGCCTTTGACCTGTGGACGGCTGAACACGGCGAGGTCCGCGGCGGTGGCGCGTAGCACGTTTGAATTGGACGTTCGGGGCCAGCTCGGCGTCCGCGAGCAACTGGCCCTGCTGAGCCTGCCCCCGCAGTTGCGCCGGCGTTTGCTCAACAACGTTACCAAGCGCGTGCGAACCATGAGCCGTAAGCGGATCCGCGAGCAGCGCAACCTGGACGGTTCGGCCTTCGAAGCGCGCAAGGGCGATGGCAAGGGCAAAAAGAAGATGGAAGCCGGCCTGGGCAAGTTGCTCCAGGTCACCAATGTGAGCCCGGACGCCGCAACCCTGGGCTGGCGTAACGCCCTGACGGGCTGGGTTGCTGCGCAGCAACACCATGGCGCGACCGAGCGCCGTACCGCCGCGCAGATGCGCCGCTGGAACAAGGTGCCCGAGGGCCTGGCCGCGACCGACAAGCAGGCCAAGCGCCTGCGCCGGCTGGGTTTCAAGGTGCGCCAGAAGGGCAAGAAAAGCCTGTCCCGGCCATCCGTGGCATGGATTCAGGAACACGTGAACTACGCCAAGGCGGGCCTGCTGATACGCATCCTGTCCGACGAAAAAGCCGAAGGCACCGGTGCGCAAAGTTGGGAAATCACCCTGCCAAAGCGCCAGTTCCTCGGCGTCAGCACCGACCGCGATACCAGCCTGCTGGTTAACCAGGTGCTTGAACAAATCCTCAACTCCCGCAAATAACGAGGCACTGCATGGCACTTGGCAACGTCAGCGTTAACAATCTCAATCTCGGCCAGGGTGCCGTGACCGAGATCGAACGCTATTTCCTGTTCATCGGCCCCGGCGTTAAGAGCGTCGGCAGCCTGATCGCCTTGAACACCGACAGCGACCTGGACGCAACGCTGGGCCTTCCTATTAGCGATCTGAAAACCCAAGTCGCGGCAGCCAAGGCCAATGGCGGCGACCGTTGGGCGTGCTTGGCTGCGCCGATCGCTGCCGATGGCGACTGGCGGACTGCCCTGGAAAAGGCCCAGCAGCAGGGCTTTTCTGTGGAAGCCGTGGTGATCACCGCGCCGGTGGCCACTGCTGCAGAACTGTCGGCCATGCATGACGCGGCGATCGCCGTCAGCAACACCTACGGTCGTCGTATGTTCGTGATGGCCAGCACTGCCGGCATTACTCCCGAACAGACCTGGGCCGACTATCTGGCCCTGCAAAAGAAAATCACCCAAGACCTGGCAGCGCCGCGTGTCCTGGTCGTGCCCCAGTTGCACGGCAATGACTTGGGCGTGTTGGCTGGGCGTTTGGCCAACGCGGCCGTGAGCATTGCTGACAGCCCTATGCGTGTGGCCACTGGTCCAGTGATGGCCCTGGGCAAGGTGCCAAGCGACAAGGACGGTGTGCCCCTGCCATCCGCGATCCGGGCGGAACTCGACAAGGCGCGGTTTTCGGTCTCGCAAACCTACCCCGACTACCCGGGCGTGTTCTGGGGCGACGGCAACATGCTCGATGCGCCGGCGAGCGACTTCCAGGTGGTCGAGTACCTGCGGCTGGCAGATAAGGCCGCTCGCCAGGTGCGCCCGCTGCTGATCCTGCGCGTTGCCGATCGGCGCCTGAACAACACGGCCAACAGCATGGCTGCTGCCGTCAGCGCGTTTATGAAACCGCTGCGTGCGATGGCCAAGTCCGCAACCTTTGCTGGCCAGGTCTTCCCGGGCGAGATCGAGTCCCCAAAAGACGGCGACATCGTCCTGGTCTGGCACACCAAAACCAAGGTGGAGGTGTACATCAAGATCAAACCCCTCAATTGCCCCAAGGACCTGACGGCGAACATCGCCCTGGACCTTTCCAACGACGATTCGGAGTAATCCCGTATGTCCCGTATTGGCGGTAAAAACTTCGATATCAACCTGGGCGACCTGCAGGTGCATGTCGAAAGCTGCACCCTGGATATCACCGACAACACTGCCGTGGCGCAAACCCGTGGTGTACCCAATGGGCACGTCGACGGCGACGTGGCGGCCAGTGGTGAATTCGAGTTCGACACCAGCAACTTCAACTTGCTGATCGAGGCCGCCCGCACTGCCGGCAGCTTCCGCCAGTTGGAGCCGTTCGACTCGGTGTTCTTTGCCAAGGCCGGCGAAGAAGAGCTGCGCATTGAGGCGTTCGGCTGCAAGTTGAAGGTTTCCAGCCTGCTGAGTGTCGACCCCAAGGGCGGCGAGAAGTCCAAGCATAAGGTGCCTTTCGAGGTCACCAGCCCGGACTTTATCCGCGTCAACGGCGTGCCGTACCTGGCTGCAGCAGAGATTGAGGGCCTGCGCTGATGGGCGATTGGCTCGACGACGCAAAGAAGATCGAGGAGCTGGAGCGCGTGCGGTCGATTCAGGCCCATCTCGCTCGTCCACGCCCTTCGGGGCCGAGCCTGACCGACTGCGTGGACTGCGACTACGAAATACCGGCTGCACGCCGAGCGCTGGGGGGAATCACCCGCTGCGTGCCGTGCCAATCCCTTATTGAGCAAGGACAGCGCCGATGACCGCACGCGCAAAGCCCAAAAGCACCCTGGAAAGCCGCTACGCGGTGCTTGAACACCGCGTCAGCGACCTGGAAGAACGCCATGAAACCGTGCCGACCCGTGTTACGCGGCTGGAAGGTGAGTTCGAACACATGGCGGTACAGCTCTCGGACCTGAACGATGGCCAGCGCGAGCTGACCGCCACCGTGTCCGATATCGGGACCAAGGTCACCCGCATGTTGGCAGTGCTGACTGTGCTGGGCGTGGTCGCGCAGATGGTCGGGCCGGCGTTGCTGCGGGTGCTGTTCCCATGAGCCTGCGCGGCAAGATCGCCGCCGGTGCCATTGCGCTTTGTAGCTCCACGCTGGTGGTGTTCCTGGGCACCTGGGAAGGCAACGGCCAGAACACCGTCTATGCGGACAAGTTGGCTCAGGGCCTGCCGACCGTGTGCAAAGGGATCACCCGCCACACCAGCCCGTATCCGGTGGTGGTCGGTGACTACTGGTCGGACGCCCGCTGTGACGAGGTGGAGCAATTGGTGATCCGCAAAGGGCAACTGCAGCTTGCCGACTGCATCACCAATCAGCAGGTCGGCCAGAACACCTTCGACGCATTGAGCAGCCACGGCCACAACTTCGGCACTGCCAGCACCTGCGCCAGTCGCGCCGTCGGCCTGATCAATGCCGGCCGTATCAAGGCAGGCTGCAAAGCGCTGGCCTGGGCCGCTGACGGTAAAACCCCTGTCTGGGCATTTGTCACCACCACCCAGGGCAAGAAGGTGTTTATCCCAGGGCTGCACGCCCGCCGGTTGGCTGAAGTGGCGCTGTGCGAGGCGGGTTTGTGATGCGCGAAGTCCTGTTTCCCTTGGCGCTGTGCCTGATTGCATTTGTGGCCTTCGACGTCTTGCAAGGCCAGCGCGATACCGCCCGCCGTGAACGCGACAACGCCCTATTTGAAGCGGCAGGCCTGCGCGAAGCGGCGCGCATCAGCAGCGAAATGCTGGCCGACCGTGACGCGATCGATCTTAAACGAACCCTGGAGCTTGCCCATGAACGCGCTTCAAACCTTGAGCTGCGCCGCGCTGTTGACGATCGCCGTCAGCGGCTGCGCGTCAACGCCACCTGCAGCACTGCAGGCACCGAAAAAGCCAGCACCGGCGGCGTGGCTGATGCAACCACCGCCGAACTCGCAACAGACGCTCGATCGGATTATTTCACCCTCAGAGATCAGCTTGCCCACAGCAAGCAAATGATCCTGGGCCTGCAGGACTACGTACACCAGGTGTGCCTGCGCTGACCTGAAACACACTTCAAACCCACCACCACAACGGATACGAACATGACCCAAGCCCGCGAAATCACCCTTGAAATCGGCCCCAAGGAATTCACCTTCACCCTGACGCCCCAGGACGTGACTAAGTACTTCAACGCCATGACCGCCAATAACAAGGTCGCACCGTCTTTCAACCTGCTGAGCAGCACCGTATTGCCAGCTGAAAAAGCCGGTCTGCGCGAGTTGCTCGCCAACCCAGTGATGACTATGCAAGTGGCCGGCGCGCTCCTTGAGGAGTACGCGCCCGACGTCGAGATCATCGTAAAAAAGCCCTTGAGCACGCTGACCGCCTGACCGAAGACGGCCTGGGCCAGTTGCTGGCCCTGACCAACCGTTGGCTACCTGGTGCCGAGCCCAGCATCGAGAACATGGGCACGGCCAAGTGGCTGGAAGACGAACACTGGAAACGCATGGAGTTTGCCGTGGCAAGCGGCATTGCCCGTGCGTTGAACGGGTAGGAACCACATGGCCGATCGTAGCGCCCGCCTGGACTTCATCCTGGCCCTGACCGACAAGGTCACCGCGCCCCTGGGCAAGGTGAAGATGGGCTTTTCCGAGCTGACCGAGCAAAGCGAAAAGAACATCAAAACCATGGGCATGGGCCTGGCCGGTGTGACAGGCGCTTTCGTTGGCATCAATCAGTCGCTGCAGCCGGCCCTGGAGATGAACCGCGCCCTGGGCGAGGTCAAATCCCTGGGCGTGGCCGAAGATGCGCTGACTGCGCTGAATCAAAAGGCCCTGGAGTTCTCGGTGAACTATGGCGAGAACGCCCGAGATTTTGTGGCGTCGGCCTACAGCATCGAAGGCGCAATTAAGGGCCTGACAGGCAGCCAACTGGCCACCTTCACCAATACCAGCAACCTGTTGGCCAAGGCCACCAAATCCGACGCCGAGACCATGGGCGCCTACGTGGGCACCATGTACAACCTGTTCAAAGGCCAGGCTGACGCCATGGGCAAGGGCGAATGGGTTGAAAAACTCGGTGGGCAAACCGCCCTGGCGGTGCAGCTATTCCGCACCGACGGCGCCCAGCTCAAAGACGCCTTTAAGGAAGTGGGCTCGATCGCCACCGCTGCCGGCGTCGATATCGCTGAACAGTTCGCGGTAATTGGCTCGCTGAGCAGCACCATGGAAGGCGGCGACGCCGGCGGACGCTACAAGGCGTTCTTTGAAAACCTGGGCGCTGCCTCGGAAAAAATGGGGCTGAAGTTCACCGACGCCAACGGCAAAGCGCTGCCCATGCTGCAGATTATGGACAAGCTGCAGGGCAAACTGGGCGATCTGACCAGCGCGTCGGCCAGCGCCAAGCTGATGGAAGCGTTCGGCGGAGAGGGTGCCCAGGTGATCAACTCCCTGGCCAAGGACACCGATCGCCTGCGCAACGGCATGGACAAGCTGGGCAAGGTACGCGGCCTGGAGGATGCGCAGAACATGGCCATGGCCATGGTTGACCCGTGGCAGCAGTTCGCGGCGGCGGTCGAGGCGCTGCGTATTGCCTTTGGCCAGGCGCTGATCCCGATCCTGACCCCGTTGATGGCCAAGCTGTCCGGCATCGCCGGCACCATGACGCGCTGGACCCAGATGTTCCCCAACATCACCCGGGTGATCGGCATCGTTACGCTGACGATCCTGGCGCTGATTGCGGCCATGTCCCTGCTGACGTTCGCCGTCGGCGCCGGCCGCATGGTCTGGCTGGCCATGGTCACTGTCTGGAAGGTGGTGCAGTTGATGAGCCTGCGCACCGCTGCCGGGTTCGTGCTGCAGAAGCTGATCATGCTGACCTATATCACCGTGGTGTATGGCCTGACGGCCGCCCTGGGCGTGGTTCGCGGTGTGATGCTTATGTGGCAGGGCGCAATCTGGCTGGTCAATGCGGCGCTGCTGGCCAACCCGGTCGCCTGGATCGTGATCGGCGTCTTGGCCCTGGTCGCGGCGGTGATTGCTGCCGTTGTCTACTGGGACGAGTGGACCGCCGCACTGATGAACAGCGAGGCGTTCAAGTGGGTCAGTGACCAGCTCACCGCGCTGTCGGACTGGTTCGCCTCAATGGGCGGTTGGTCCGGGATGGCCAAGGCCGCGTGGGACGGCATCGTCGCGATCTTTCATACGGCGATCAACAACCTGATCGAGATGCTGAACAAGATCCCCGGCGTGGACATTGAAACCCGCTTTGGCGCCATGCCCGAGGTGCCCGGTACTGATATCGGCGTTAACACCGTGGACGCCACAGCAGCGGCGCAGAAAGCCCAGCAGACCATCAATGCAGCCATTCCAAGCCTGTCGCCGGCGCGGCCCAACGCGGTGCCCCAGGGCGGGCTGCTGACCAGCATCCAGAACAACCAGACCCAGAACAAAGGTATGCAGGTGCAAAAGGTCGAGATCCACACCAGCAAGCCTATGACCCCGCTGGAAATGGAAAACATGGTTGCCATGTCGGTGGGCGGATGAGCGAGTACATCGACCTGTTGATTGCCGGCAACGACCTGGTGCTGGACCCGTCGCGTCAGCCGCTGCTGATCGATGACCGCGCCAGCATCGCCCAGGACATCGCCCACATGATCCGCGACAGCGGCCTGCTGGTCACCCTGGTGGCCGAGCGAGACCGGCTCAAGCAACGCGACTGCATCCAGCAACTGGAACTGCTGGTGGAGGCTGACGAGCGCCTGGTGCCGGGCACTGCGCAGATCACCCAACTGCAGCCTGGCCAGTACCTGGTCACGGCGACCACCCTGAAATTCGGCAATATCGAGGTGACTTTGTGAGTAACGTAGATTTCAAGCAGGCGCTGGCCGACGCCGGCATTCCCACCACCGAGGCGGGGCTCCTGCAGGCGTGGGAAACCGAAGTAGCCGCCCAGGGCAGCAAGCTAAGCAACACCAGCGCCTATTCGCCGTTCTGGCGTGTGGTGCGTGCCCTGGTGACCAAGCCGGTCCTGTGGATCCTGGACTTTTTCGTGGCCACGGTGCTGCCGAACTTTTTCGTCAAGACCGCTGCCGACGCCTGGCTCGATATGCTGGCTTGGGCGGTCAACGTTGAACGCAAGGGCGCGACCAAGGCCAAGGGCTTTTTGCTGTTCACCCGCGAAGCCGCCGGCGGCGCCCTGGAAGTGCCGGCCGGGACGCTGGTGCAGTCCGCATCCATCAACGGCCATATCTACCAGGTGGTGACCACCGCCGTGGGAGTGTTTGCGGACGGGCTGATGCAACTGCAGATCCCGGTCGAGGCGGTCGATACCGGCGCCGGCTTCAACCTGGCCCCGGGTTACTACGCGATCCTGCCGGTGCCAGTCCCAGGCATTGCCCAAGTGGTGAACAGCGATGGCTGGTTGACCACACCAGGTGCAGATCCTGAACCCAACGACGAACTGCGTTTACGCACCCGTAACCAGTTCTCGGCGGTCAACCAGTGGCACACCGACGCGGTGTATCGCGCCCTGATTTCGGCGTTCCCAGGTGTGCGCCCAGATGGCGTGTATTTCCAGCACGGCGCCCCGCGTGGCCCGGGCAGTGCCAATGCCTTTGTGCTGTTCGACGCGGACGTGCCAGCAGCGACGTACCTGGCACAGATAAACGCGCATATCCGCGACCAGGGCAACCATGGCCACGGTGATGACCTGTTGGTGATGGTCATGCCAGAAACGCAGCACCTGGTGAAACTGGATATCTGGCCACACTCGACCTTGACCATCGAACAGCGTGCAGCCCTCAAGGACAACGCCGCGCTGTTTGTGCGTGCGGCCTTTCGTGACAGCACCGCCACGGACTTTCAGCCGACGCTGACCTATCCCCAGTCGCGTTTCTCCTTTAGCCGCCTCGGTGAAGAACTTCACCAGCAGTTCGCCGGCATTGAGTCACTGCGCTTTGCCACGGCCGACATCATCAGCGAGCTGAACATTCCCCGGATCCAGAGCCTGGAGGTGCTGCTGCATGATTAAGATCGATCTGCCGTTCTGGCTCGATGGCACCGAGCTGGCCAAGCTCAAGGCGGCCGCCCAGTCCTGGTGGGAGCGCGTCGAGGGCTGGTTGCGCTGGCCGCTGCTGCAGATGGACGCGGACACCTGCCATATCACCGTGCTGGACCTGCTGGCCTGGCAGCGCGATATCACCCGTTTCAAGGGCGAGCCCGAGAGCTTGTATCGCCTGCGGGTCAAATTCGCCTTTATCAACGCCGTGGACGCCGGCAGTACCGCCGGCATGAAACGCATCCTGGAGCGCCTGGGCGTCGGCTACGTCGAGATCGAGGAACGCCAGGCCGGTCGGGATTGGGACGTGGTGCTGCTGCGTTTCTCCGACTCGCAACTGTCGCAAAACCCTGAGCTGTTGCGTGTGCTGATCCAGCAATACGGCCGCACCTGCCGGCGTTATGACTTTTCCACCATCACACCGGTCCCGGTGCAGATCGGCCTTGTTCACTTCCACGATGATCAGCAAACGCTGGTCGCCAGCCTTTAGGAGCCCTCATGGGAGCCAGTATTACCCTTGCAGGTGAAAGCCTGATCGCCCAGCGACAAGCCACCGGCACTGGGCTGAAAGTCAGCCGGTTCATTTTTGCCAACGTGCCCGGGTTGAACCCCAACTCCCCGGTGGACCGCGCAGCGCCAAAACCGGTGGCGGCGCAAATTGTCTATGTGCACGAGATCCCCGACGCGCACGCGGGTTATGTGAACCCCAACCAGGTGGTGTACAGCGCGCAAATTGGTTCTGACGTCGGTGACTGGGACTTCAACTGGATCGGACTGGAGACCACCGGCGGCGTGTTGTTCGCGGTGGCATATGTGCCCATCCAGCAAAAGCGCCGCAACATCCCGCCGCAGCAAATTGGCAACAACCTGACCCGCAACATGCTGTTGGTGTTCGACGGCGCCCAGAGCTTGACCGGCATCACCATCGACGCCAAGACCTGGCAGCACGACTTTACCGTGCGCCTGGCTGGCATCGATGAGCGCGCTCGCAAGGCCAACCGCGATCTGTACGGACGCCGCGTGTGCTTGAGCAGTGGCCTGCTGTTGGAGAAGGTGGGGAATGGCTATCAACTGAAACCAGGCGTGGCCTACATCGAAGGACTGCGGATAGAACTGACAGCACCCATGCCGGTGCCGGCCCCCACCAGCTTTCCCGCGTACCTCTGGCTTGATGTCAGCCTGCAACGACAGCTCAGCGACGTGGTCGTGACGCTGCAGACCGCCTATGCGTACCCCAGCCGGCTCGATTATGTAGACAGTAATGGCGTCACGCACTACAGCGTCGTTACGGCCGAGTTTGTTGATGCCAATACCCTTATTGATCGTCGAAATACCGTCGAAACAAGCGGCGCCCTGGTCATGGATTTCGCTTTGAAAACCGGGGACTACGCGACCTTGCGGGCTCGTGCCACCACCAAGGAAGACGTGGGTCTGGGCAAGTTGCCCAATGCGATCAGTGATGACCCTGCAAGCGACAGCGGCAGCGTGTTGGCCAGTACCAAGATGGTGGCGGCGGTAAAGCAGCAGTTGAATACGGAAATTGGCAAGAAAGCCAGTAAGACCGACGTGTTTACCAAGCCTGAAAGTGATGAACGCTTTGTCCGGATGGGTGGCACCTGGAACTACGCCACCAACTTTGCGGTAGGCAGTCTGCCCACGTTCGCAGCCGCAGGTAACTACGAACAGGCGCATGCCTCGATTTGTGTCTCCAACGCAGGTGTGGCTGCAGCTCCAGCCGCTATTGCGTTCCTTCGTGGTGGTTCATACGGCACGTTCTTTGGCCTGGACACTGACAACCAATTTGCTTTCGGCGGCTGGTCAGCGGGTGACAGGCGTTATCGCTTCTGGACCGAGGCGAATTTCAACCCGGACAGTAAAGCGAACAATATCCAGGCCACTGAGGCGGTCCACGGTATTGCCCGAGTCGCGACGGCCGCCCAGGTCAATGCCGGCACCGACGACACAACCTTTATCACCCCCAAGAAACTGCGCATGGGCGTGTCTTTTTCCTTGGGGATTACGGGTTTTATCGCCTTCCCAAGCTGGCTGGGTGGGCTGGTTTTGCAGTGGGGTTATGGGACCGAAACGCACAGCGACACCGGTTTTCGATTCTTCCCGATGGCGTTCCCAACGACGGCCGTGGCCATGGTCGCCATGGCGAACTTTGCCCATAGCGCCAGTACCTGGGTGATTGTGCCGGATCGCTCCAAGTACCTGATGGGCCTGGGCGGTGACTACGTCAACGGTAGCCCAACCAACAGTCTTTTTTGGATCGCCATCGGCTATTAGGAGCTTGAAGCCATGTTTTATTTCTCTGCTACCGACGGTTTCCTATCGTCAAAAATCCACGGCAAGAACATCCCGGCCGACGCGGTGAAAATCACCGATCAGGTCTATGCGGATCTTCTGATTGCTCAAAACAGTGGCCAGCTGATTCAACTAAACGCTGATGGCGTGCCGGTCGCTGTGGCCGCGCCTGGTCCAACCGATGAGCAGTTGGCAATCACTGAGCGTGCATGGCGCGACCAGGCATTGTCGGTTGCTATCGGGCTGCGCGATCGTCATCGCGACCAACTGGAGATCGACGCGCCGACGACACTGAGCGGCGAGCAATTCAAAGAGTTGCTGCAGTACATGCAAACACTGCGCGACTGGCCGCAATCATCAGGCTTTCCGCACACTGGGCGCCCCTCGGTGCCGGCCTGGATGGCTGACGAATGAGCTGGGCACCTGTGACCATGCGCTGGCCAGAGCAGGCCACGCAGTGGATGGGCGAGCTGTCAGCGGCCAAGGATCTGGCCGGCGGCGAACTGACCAGCACCGCGAAGCGCCTGGCAGGGCTGGACGGCATGACCAGCACCAACCCGGGGCCGGTGGGTGACGCCGCCAAAGGCGCGATCGAGGCCGGCCGCGCAGCATTGGCTGGGCAGATGGGTGAAGCGCCGGCGTGCCTGGCCGTGACGCCGTTCCAAAGTGGAGTCGGCCAGGGCCGTGGCCACCAGCGCTTTCTGTCTGCGCCGAACTTGCTGCAGCAACTGGCCGCCAAACTGGTCGACGCCAGCGACAACGGCCGACCGGCTTGCCCTCAATACGCGCTGTCACTGATGTTCCTGGGCACACGGCTGGACCAGTTCGCCGAGACCCTGGCGCGCTTCAATGCACTGTTGCCGATCCCTGACCTAGTGCGCGCTGAACGCCGTGCGCGGAACCTGTCGCGCCTGGAGACCGACAAGTGGGAGATCCCCAGCGCTGGGCCGTTGCCGCGTTGGTCCGCGCTGCCCCTGGAGCGATGCACCGTAGTCAAGGCGGCCAAGCAATCCATGGCCGGCCAGATCGCCGTCCTGGAGAGCTACGCGGCCGACAGCTCGCCCATGGGCGACCTGGCAGCGCTGGCAGGCCGCAAAGCCGCCCAGCAGCAGGGCCGAGACAAACAGTTGAATGACCTGAAAGCCCTGCTGGCCGGCGGCAACGCCGACCACAGCATGCGTGCGCGGATCCTCGGCCCTGGTGATACCAGCGAATTGCGCCGCGCCTTGCTCGAAGGCGATGCACCTGGTCATGAGTGGGTGTTGTGCGCCGGCGTGCTGTTGGTGGGATCGCGGGACGGTTTGAGTTTTGTTCGGGAGCTGGTCGGCCTATGACGCTACTTCTCGATGGCCAGCAGATCCTGGGCAAGCGCCTGAAAATCACCGCGAACTTGCGTATTGAAAGCGACGATTTGTCGGGGCAAACCAGCAACAGCCAGACCGCGCACAAGGGTTTCAAGCCCAAAACCCTGACGGTCTCGTTGGCAATCCCGTTTGTTGACCAGGTGCAACTGCGCAGTCTGATGCGTTTGGCCGAGGCCACTGCCGGCGGTGGGCAGCTCCACATGTACCGTATCGTCAACGACACCGCCGCCGCGTTCGGGATACGCGAGGTGCAGTTCTCCGACGGTGTGAGCGCCAGGGAGGATGACATCCTTAACCAGTGGCTTGTGCAGTTCACCCTGTCTGAAAAACTTTCCAACCCTGAGCGCGTGGAGAGTCGCCGTGCTGCCAACGGCGTGACGTCGCAATCTGGCCCGGGTTCGGCCGTCGGTGGTGTCGCTGGTGGCGATGGCAGCGGCACACCCGGGGAATTGAGCGGCTTCGAACGCACCTTGAAAAAGGTGGATGACTGGCTGGCCCCGACGTCATGAAACTTCACAAGGTACTGACCATCGGCGGCACGCCTTACCCGCTGATCAAAGACGAAGTCCGGCTTGAGATCAAAAGCCCCGGCCGGGCGACGTTCACCATCCAGGCCGACGGGCCGGTCAAAGGTCTGGTGACGCTCGATGTCGGTTACAACGACAACCCGCTGCAGCGCCACTTCATCGGCTTTGTTGAACGCTCCACGGCGATCAACAGCGTGCAGCAGATCCTGGTCTGCCGCGAACTGGCGGCGATCCTGTCGCAGCCTATGCCGTTGAACCTGCGCCATGTCGACCTGCAGGGCGTTCTGGCCGAAGTCAGCGACAAGACCGGCCTGCGCTTTCGCGTGCCGGACAAGGCCTACGCCAAGGTAAAGGCGCCGTTTTTCTACAGCCTGGCTGCCGGTTACCTGGCCATGGACAGCTTGGCCAGCGTGTTCAGCATCCCCGACTTTATCTGGCAACAGCAGGGTGACGGCGACGTGTTCGTGGGCAGTTGGGCCGACAGCTTCTTTGGCATCCGCGCGCCGCTACAACTCCCCGTCGAACTGTTCGAAGGCTACCAGGGAAATCAAAGCGCAATGATCGCGGCCCTTCCAGGACTACGACCAGGTGCAACCATCAACCAGGGCGAGAGGATCACCAGCGTGACCCTTGCCGGCAACCAAATGGCGATCAAATGGACGACGCAATCCGTCGCAGCGTAGAGCGGCAATTCCCCGAACTGACCGGCGGCTATCACCTGCCACGCTTTGGCCGCGTGGTGGCCGTACCCGATGCGCCGGCCGCACCTGGCCTGTGCGACGACTTCCGGCCGCGCTTTGGCGTCGACGTGGAAGTGCTGCTGCCCGATGGCGAACCAGATCCCAACCTGCCGATCCTGACCGGCCTGCCGCTGCCGGCGCCAATGGGCGGGCAAGAGGCGGGCATGTTTGGCTTTCCGGAGGAGGGCACCACCGTGGTGATCAGCTTTGCCTACGGCCTGCCGCATAAGCCCTTTATCACGCAGATCCTGCCGCACGGCCTGAGCCTGCCTAGGGTTCCGAAGGGTGACCAAGTGTGGCAGCACAGCGAAACCTGCCAGCAGCGTGTCGACGCCGACGGCAACTGGCTGCGCCAAACGGACGGCAAGATCCAGGACAAGGCGATAGAGCGCGAAGTGGAGGCGATGCAGAACACGGAGAGCTTCCAGAGCCACACCAGGACGGTGGACGACCATTCGACCGAGTCAGTGGGTGGGATCAAGACGATCGAGGCGCTGGGCGCGCTTAAGCTGCTGTCGGGTGGATCTGCGAGCCTGGCGGCAGTGGATGATCTGCACCAGGCGACCGGGCGGGATTTGAACCTGGTGGTGGGGCAGAAGCATAACGCCACGGTGGGTGGCGATATGGTTGAGCGGATCCAGGGGGTGCGCGAGAGCTTGGTGGCGGTAAGCCAGCGGCTGGTCGCGCCCAAGACCTGGTTGGGGTCCGAAGGTGTAAACCTGTTTCAAGTGGTGTGCGCCACACTCGAACTGCTGGAGCAGATGAACACACAGTTGGCTGCACACACTCACTTGCCTGGCCCCGGGCCGAACCCAAGCGATATTGCGGCGTTTACCGCGAACGCGGCAGCTGCTGCCACGCTCAATCAGAGATTGAAAAACATCACGCTGTAGATCTTGACGCTGAAAAATTTGCTTTCCTATCCATGGCAGATGTAAAACCTATGAAGGCTTCGGGCCAGCGTTTCCGCACCCAGCGACTGGATTTTTATAGGGATTTTCTTGTGATTACAGATTGGATTGATGTTGGTGAGGTATCCGCTGAGCGCGATTTGAATTTGACTCACTATTTTTTTGACGCTGGAGTGTCAGCGGAACTAGTCAAAAACAAAAAACAATACCTTCTTTTAGGCCGCAAAGGAGCTGGAAAAACTGCGGTATTCCTGCACCTTCTACAGAAGCCAGCAACAATTTTTAAAGATAGCGACATAGTAATTGGCATGTCGCTGCAAAGTTATAACTGGCAGGCACACCAACTGCTTTGTAATCAATTGCGCTCTGGAGGTTTTCAACATCGAGACTCTTGGCGCTTCGTACTATGCGTCGAGAGTATCCGAGCAGCAGTAAGCCATTTTGAACAAAAAGGAATTAATGTTCCGAAGGATATTCAGAAGGCTTCAAAAGTTCTTCAAAAGCTATTCAACGGACCCATTCCAACTTGGGTTGATTTGCTAGGGGAGAAACTGTTCACCCTTGCCAACGCTAAGCTTCCTGAGTTTGGCGCAGGAGAAGAAGGGCTAACTGTCTCCGGCGGAGAGGTCAGCTTTGAACAACTAAAAGACGACTCATCCCTGAAAGGCAAGCTGAACCAGAATATTGAGAATCTGACCAATTGGCTCGAAAGCTCTTTGAAGTCCTTGCCGGACGACATCAGAGTTTTCTTGATTTTTGATCGGTTGGATGAAGCGTGGGTTGCAAACTTCGTCGAGCAGTCAAAATCGATTATCTCAGGGCTGCTCCATGCATCTGAGCACGTTCTGCAGAACTTTAATGGCCGAATCCGGCCACTTGTCTTTCTGCGCGAAGATATTTTTTCAACCTTCGATATCAATGACAGAAACAAGCTTAGAGAAGACTGCAGTAAAAGCCTGCGCTGGACACAGGAAGCGATTGAAAAATTGGTATTGGCCCGCATTAATTTTTATGCAAAAGAAGCAGGGCAAGCAGAGATTGTTTCCCTGCATGATATCTTCCATGAAAAGGAAATGCGAAGCAGGACCCCGCCAGCCAAACATATTTACAACCGAACAATGGGTCGCCCTCGAGACATGGTCGCATTTCTCAGTCGTTCGTTTCGCACTGCAAGGGAGGAAAACCTAGTAGATAGTGACACTGACAAAATTCAAGCAAAGGCAATCTACCTTGCAGAGCCCGGATATAGTGAGTACCTCTATGAGGAGCTTAGCGACGAGTGGCGAAATCAAAACGCCCACTTCCACGATTACTTGGGCACATTGGAAAACCTACGGTACGCAGCAATTACGACCGTAGAACTTGAAGAAGCACTATCAAATAAACATATTGTTTCCGACCGCGCCGGCTTTAGAAACATTGTGAGATTCTTATTTGAAAACTCTATCATCGGCGTCACAGTGGGCAACTCTTACCAGTGGCGGTACCGCTGTTTCTACCCCACCCAAGCTTTTGTCGATACTGACACCATTAAGGTGCATCCGGGCCTAATCAAAAGACTAGGACTGCTTGAAGGTAGCTCTGAAAAGGCGGCGGTTTCGAATAACGGCGATGGGGAAGTTTGATTTTTAGCCCCTAATGTTTATGAAGCCCTCTAATTGAAAAGCTAGAGGGCTTCATAATTTTGGCACAATTGAAATGCTTGCTTACCCTTCTCGGCACTACCACGACTGTCCAGCAAAAAAGACTCCATCACCCGCCAACAGCTCTATCATCTCTTTAGCAGACCGCTGAGCCCTAAAGCTCCTCGAGCCGGGCGAAGTCCCGCAAGTGCAGCGGCAGACGCTCCTGAGCAGCAAGGCGTTTGTACTCAGCTTCGACCATTGGATTAAGCGCTTTTCGCAGGATATCGGCGAGCTTGTTAGCCACACTCTCGTTTAGCGATTTGATGGTCCCTACCCTTCCCGCCGAGCACACCCTCTGTTCCTCGCTGATATCCAAAGCATCCAAGACCCCTTTTAGGTAAGCCCACAGATAATCGCTCTCACGATGCAAGGCATTACTTTCGGGTGCCTCCTGATAATCCCAGTCGACCCTAAACAACTTACCGACCTTCGTTACCTCAATTTTTGGCAGCGCTGGCTGTCGCGACAT